GCCGCCCTTGCTGACCACTTCGATTGCGTCAGCCTTGGCGCTGAAGTACTGGCCTAAGACGGGGCCAAGACTTTCAATGTCCTGCACCGTAGCCACGGTTTTCTTGACCAGCTTGACGGCAGTGGAGATGGCGGCTAGGGCCGTAAAGGGATCCAGCATTATTTTTTCCTCTCCCGCCACTTCAAGCACCAGACCAGCAGCCGGTCAGATGACCATGACCACCTCACGCACTCAAAGACAGGCGCGGGGGCTTGGACTGCTGGCGGTGGTGGCGGCAGCGCGTCCATCTCAGCGTACCTTGAAGTGATCCCAGAAAGCCGCAGTGGCCGCAAACAGACCGCCCAGCCACAGCAGTGGCTTGGCCAGCTTGCTCAGGGTCTCCAGCACTTGGAACGCACCCTGTGCGGCAGCAAACGCCGCAGTCACATCCTTAGTGCTGGTGGTCAGGGCATCGACCTTAACCTCGACAGCAACAAGCCTGTCGTAGATTTCTCGGTGGGTGATGTCTTCGGTCATGGTGCAGACTCAAGTGCTGTGATGCGGGTTGTCAGGGCTGTGATGAGGGCTTGTTGCTCTTGCAAAGCCGCTGTCAGTGTGGCAACCAAGAAGCTGGTGTCGATGCCTTGGTAGACAGGTGCAATGCGCGTACCCATCACAGCCTCTGTGACTGTGTTTCCTTCTTCGTCCTTAACGGCTGGTGTGACTTCGTACTGTTCTTCTCTTACAGCGTCTTTCTCGCCAACTACGCACTCAGGAACAACTTCTTGTAACTCATGGGCAATAAAACCTTGGCTGTCTGAGCCGTCAGATTTCCACTTGTAGGTCACAGGCTTTAGCAGGGCCACCTTGTTCAATGCGCCTGTCATGGGGGCAATGTTTTCTTTTAGTCGGTAGTCAGAAGTGGTGACATAGGAAGTATTTGAGCCAGAGGTATTAATCGAGCCTACTGCTCCATTTGGATTATAGAATATGGCGACCCCTGCTGTAGAAGTTGAAGAACACGCCAAATATAAAATATTCCTATCCGCAGAACTTTCAACAAACGCAGAACCAAAAATACTTGTGCCGTTTGGTACTCCTGTAGTCCCCACCAGCAAGTTGCCGCTGGAGTCGATACGGGCGTTTTCTGTATCGTTGGTTCCTAGCAATAGTGGCAAAGCACCTTGAGTCAGCAAAGCTGTTTCTGCGGATGAAGCCCGTAATTTTGCTCTGATTGAGCCGTTTGAGTAAATACCAATTGACGGGGTGTTGTTGGTAGTGGTGGCAAACCGTGCTAGCTCAAGTGTTCCAGAACCAGATACTTCCAGTTTGCTTGCTGGCGAACTCGTCCCAATCCCCACATTCCCGCCAAGCGGTTGTAGCAGCAAGTTGTATGCAGCGCTTCCCCCGCCCATGTTGCGCGACTGAATATAAGTGTCGTAACTTGAGCCGTTCAACTGCAAACCAACTACAGAGCCGACACTATCACCAATAGCAAATACGCCAGAGGCTACTGCATTTGCCAAGGGAGTTGGAGCCGCAATAACTGCATCAGAACGAACATCCAGTCTCACACGAGGACTGCTTGTGGCAATCCCCACATCGCCAGCGGATGTAATTCTCATAGCCTCAACACCACCTTCAGCAAAAGCAATGGTGTCAGCCGCAGGGAAGAAGATGCCGGTGTTGGTGTCTCCTGTGGCTGTGATGGTTGGCGCAGCCGCAGAGCCTGCTGCATGAGATGCAATACCGCCAACAGTCAAGACCTTACCCGAGCCGACATTCAGGCCGACACTTGTACCAGTGCCGTCAGCCGTAAAGATTGCATCAACCAAGTCCAAGTCAGCATTGACCTTCGTCCCCCAGGTGTCTGTCGATGCGCCTACCTCTGGCTTCGTCAGCAGTAGGTTGGTGGTGGTGGTATCTGCCATGCGTTACTCCTAAATAGATGTCCAAGTCTCTGAATTATCAACGATTGCGACCCATGTTTCTGCACTGTCGCTGATCGGTGTGTAAGTTTCTGCGCTGTCCGGTATCGCACCCCAGCCAAATCCAAAGATGATGCCGACAGACCCTGTGGCGCTGTTGCCTGTCAATGCAACAGTGATGACATTGCCAACACTGCCAACTGATCCCGTACCATCAACACCAGTGATCGCTTGGAAAGTAATTACCTCACTGGCCATCGTCTCCACAGCACCCGTGGCGCTGTTGCCTGTGACCGCTTTCGTGCTGGTGACACTGACAGAGCCGACAGAGCCTGTGGCCGTGTTGCCGGTGGCAGCAAATACAAGACTCGGGGTAACGCTGTCAACTGCACCCGTGGCAGCATTGCCGGTGACTGCATTTGTCGAGGATATTGATACAGAGCCGACAGCGCCCGTGGCCGCATTGCCGGTGATGGCAATGGATACAGACAATCCAACTGTGCCGACATTGCCAGTGGCAATCGTCCCGTCCTCTTGGACAGACCTGTCAGCCAGCAAGTTACCAGCCGCACCAGTCGCCTGATTGCCGCTGATAACAACATTGCCTATGCCATAAACACCAAGGCCGTAATAGCCTGACCCATAAGCAGCCATGCTGCTGCCCCTTTAAGCCAGCCGAATCAGGCCGGTGCTGGCATCATTGACGGGCATGGTCAGCGTGAATGTGCCAGCGGTCACTGTCTGTGAGCCAAAGGTGTGGACGCTGACCGCCTTGTTCGACTGAGTGCTGTTGTAGATCAGGACAGCATCAAAGGCCGTGGACAGCGTGACAGCAGAGTAACTGATGCTGGCGCTGGGGGTCACAAACGCTGTCGTGCCGCTGGTGCTTGGGGCAGTGCCAAAGGTCACTGTAACGCCGCCGGCAGTGTAGCCAGTGCCTGTCACTTCGTTGGTAGAACTGTAGGCCGTGGTGGCCGCATTGACAGTGGCGCTGGCCAAGTACAGCGCAGCCTTGAAAGTGTCAGCAGTCGTTGCTGCACGGATAACGCCAGTGCCAAAGTTGTGATGACCGACAAGCAGTTCACCTTTGAAGCTGGTACAGAGGGCTTGAGTGTTAGAAATAATAGTTCCCTTCTTGGGTTGTACCCAATTCAAGTTTGCGATTTTGCCATTTTTTGCCGTTTTTCAAGCAACTCACATGGCTTTGCGTAATTCCAAATTCAACAGCAATTTCTCTTTGTAGTTTATTTGATTTTCTTATGCATTGAACTTGTTCATCTGTTAATTTTGCTCTTCCGTGACGCTCACCAATGCACATTCTTCCCTTGCTCTTTGCATCTTGCATATTTTCCAGCCTAGTCCCCAGCACCAGGTGGTCGGGGTTTACACAGCTTGGTGTATCGCATTGATGCATCACATCTCTTGTGTCAAGCTGACCATTAAACAGACGATACGAAGCCCTATGAGACAACTCATGTTTAAGGGGAGTGCTAAAAAAACCATATCCACTTTTCATGCGAAACGCTGTCCACAACCAGCAACCAGAGTCATGTTTATGTACATGAGACATAAACCTATCAACTTCTGATTGTTTTGGTTTTCCGGCCATGCTTATCCAATCGACTCGGTAATGCCATCAGCAAAAACACCGCGCTTCAGCGCCATGTGGACAGATCGATGCACCAACTCTTCGCCCAGCCAGTACTCGACCCAAGTCGTTGTCTCGGTGTCATTCTCTACAGACCCTTCACGCTTTTCAAGCAGTGACTCGTCCATCTCGCCTTTGGTAGTCGTAATCATATTTATCCAAAAGTCTTTGCACGGGTAAGCAATGCACCGCCAGAGGATGCACCCCTGTCATCGGCCAATTGCAAGTCGCTCAATGCACGCTCATACAGCGTTGCCCACACCGAGATTCTATTGTCATCTTGAAGGTATGGCGCAGCCTGTAGCAGACTTCCGTACAAATAAGCGTCTGGGCTTGAATCCAGCAAAAAGTTGGTAGCCACAGAGTTTGACAACTTTGACAACTTTGCGTAATAAATTAGCTCAGTCAGATAGTTTGTGTCGGGTGTTGGGACAAGCCGAAACTGAGTGCCGACCACGCCAAAAAAACTTGGCCTGCCGCTGGCTGTGAATTTTGTTGATTCAGCATCCAGCGCGTCTACTGTCATAAACGACAGGGGTGTTGGTGGATTTGTGCCGGTGAGCTTGAAAGACTTGACTTCCAAAAAGTCATTCGGCGTTGCGCCATACTCGGCATTGAATGAGGCATTGGCCCTGACAATCATCTGCCTAGTGCGCAGGGTGCGTTCCATCTGCGCCTCGGCCAGAGAGATGAAATCGGGGATAGCCGCCGTCAGGTCTGACCGATTGAGCCAGTCTGCAATGGATGCCTTCAATTCGGTGTAGGTTGTCAGAGCCATCAGACTGCCTCTATTTCTTTCATCACCCAAGTGTGATCGTGCTTGAATTCAAAAGTCCCGATGTGTCCAATCTCTTTGGAGACATCGTGATCAATCCATATTTTAAAGCCTGCTGCCGCTGCTTTTTGGCAGAAAAAAACATCCTCACCAATGTAGCCCCTTTTGTCCACGCGCCAAGGCGTTTCAAACCAAGGCTCAGACAGTGCCGCAAAGACATTTTTTTTGATCAGCATCACACCCATTCCCACAGACCCAACTTCTTGCAGGCCGGTGGACTCTGGCATTGTCCAGACCAGTTCCCTGTCGCCGTTCTCTTTGTACAGTTGCGCTGTCGGGCCAGTGGGCATTCTACGCCGTGCGCAGTTGGTCGCCACAATGTCAAGGTCATGCTTAAGCAGCCGCCCGATCATGTCTTGCGGAAACCGCATGTCAGAGTCAATGAACAGGATGTGGCTGCAATCCTCGGCCATTGCATCCAGTGACAACTCTGCCCTCTGGTTGGCAATCAAAGTGCCTTGAGAGATTTTTAGGCTTACAGCGTCATTGGTGTTGAGCCTCCCCCCCTCTCTCTCCCTTTTTCT